TCGTTCTCCTGTGCCCTGTGCGGGCTTTTAGTTGTATTGGCTAGGGTTGTCAAGGGTAATCGGTGTTCGTGGCTTGTGCGGCTCCCTGCAAAGCTTGTTGATGTCGGCTTGGCTGATGTTCATGAGACCCGCACCAGCGTTCGGTCTGTATCTGCCCCTGGTGGCTAACGTACCCGATCCGGTGTGCCGTCAACAGTCTCGTAGTAATACCGGCGATTCTCGAAGCTCACTCGCACTGTGTCGCCGTTCAGGTCTTTGTGGTTTCCGATGTGCTCGCTCATGGTGATGTCCTTTTTGTGGTTTGGGTTGATGGGTTAACAGTAACACAGATTTGGGAGGGTGCAAGCCCAGAAGGGGTAAAGTCCACAATGGGCCGGAATAAACCCATAGTTAAAAACATTGTGGCCTGCGCTTCCCGCTTACTCTCCCAACGGTTTGAGAGGAAAAAGGCCAGAATACCCACAATAAAACGAAAACCATTACAGTGTGTGTGCGTAAAAAGAGAATACGTAAAACTATAAAATGAATCTCTACATACCTATTTCTATTTTATTATGGGTATTATGGCCTTTTAGTGGTATTTAATAGTAATATCAGCAACTTACAAAAGGCCACAATGTTTTTAACTATGGGTTTATTGTGGCCTTTTCGGGCGTTCATTGTGGCCTTTTGGTCATTTGCTATAAAAAGTACAGTTTCTGTAAGTGCCGTTACATTTCTGCTTTCCTTCTTTTTTTCAGGTTGATACCCCATTCTCATCATGGCGTTTTTCAGCGCCCGGGTGCTCGGGAAGTCTTCAAAAAGTAGAATCGTCAAAGTCATTTTCATCATGTTCCCTCACTAATTGCTGTAAAATAGTCACGTTTATTTGGCCAGTTTCATCTGTGATTTGGTCTGAAAACATAGAAATTGAATCTTCCAAAGCCAGCGCTTCAGGACTTTTACTCAGCTCTTCCATGCGGCTTTTTGCCTCTGTGTGTGGGGCGCGTGTCATGCCGAAAAACGCCTCGGGAATATGCAGATTTAAAAGCCAATCGAGGATCTCGCCAGCATGGTTTCTCATCGCGTCATATAGGTCAGGGTAGTAGCCAGGGTGTGCATCCATGAACGCCTCCAACGCTTCCTTTGATTGCCACTGGCTAAACATGATGCAATACCTGCGATCTGTGGAGTCTATCGGTATGGCGTCCTTAAAGTTGGTTAGCGCAAAATAGTTGGTGGTGTTGATAACTGTGCGCGGGTCTTTTCCCTTCTTGGTTTCTTCAACGGTAGGGTTGGAAATATAGGGCTTTAGGTTGTTCAACACTTCATATTTTCGGAAGTTGTCCAGCTTTAGCTCTTCGATAAACGTCATACACTGCCCTGTTGCCCATCCGGTAAAAGAGCTTTCAAGCGTCTGCACGTTCATTATGCGCACGTTACTGATACCCAAAACATGCTGCATCATTTCCGCCAGCAGGGATTTCCCGTCACCTTGTACCCCCTGCAACACTGGCGACCATGCTATTTTCTCTCCTGGGTATTGGACGTTGTGCGCTAGGTAATTGATGACAATATCCTGCTCTTCTTCACTAACCAGCAAGTGCGCAATGTGCCCCTTTATACGCGCCACAATGTCCGTGGTGCCTTCTGGTGTACGTCGCAACCTGGAGGGCACATAGCTATTCAAATAATCAAGCTCATCGTGCGTGAACACCTCCCCTGCTTTGGGGAAATACATTGTGTTTTCGACAACTTCTATTTTGTCGTTTGACCACATGCCCGCAGATTGCGGATTGCCTTCACCGTCGTTTGGCGTGTCCCGGGTGTGCTTTACGTCAAACGCCCTTGGCCCCATGACTGCTTTTGTTTCTCTGTGTACGTACTCAGCACTAGCCGTACAGAACACGTAATTCTCAAAGTATGTACCAGCTTCACCGTTGCCGCGCGTCTTGCGGATCTCTTTCTGAATTGACACTAGGGACGGTTTGGAGCCAGTTATAACGCCATACTTTGCTTGTACAGCCTTTAGCGCAACGTCAAGGGCCATCCCATCAAGCTGAACGCTTGCCAAGCGTTTAAGTTCAACCTTAATGTCATCAAGTGTTTCGGCAGCATCAAGACCTTGTTTTACAACTTCGCCAGTTACTGCCTTGCGGGCGTCCTGCCCCCCTGCTAACCCAAGTACAGTGCCTATCGTTATGGGGCGCTCTGGCAAATGCTTTCCAAAAGACTCCCAGCGGGCACGGTTTTTTTGCTGGTCGTATTTTTCAGGGGCGCGTTTGCTGAAATCGTCAAATAGTTGCCATCCTTCCTCAGACCCTTGTGTTTCGTGGCGAACACCCATGCCGATCTTATACCACCGATCAGGGCAACCCGCAGCTGCATCAGGTATGAGATCCAAGTACGCCTTTATTTCTACAAGCGTCATTCCTTCGGGTTGTGATGCAACGGCTTGAGCAAGGTCGTCAAAATCACTATCGCCTGTTTCAGCGCCATCTAGCAAAATGGCGACTGCCTCAAGAGGCAACTCCGGCAAGTCTTCAACATCAGATAGGGTTTCTTCAATTCCGAATAGTGTTGCGTCCTTATAGCCTTCCCCGGTTGCAATGTAGCCGCGCCCCGCTGCCCTGGTATCAAACCCAACAATCCCAAAAAGATCAGCGCCTTGCTTCATTCGGCTTTCGGGATCTACTTTAAAGGCGTAATGTTTTCCTCCACCCTTGGTTTCTTGTATTTCCGCTTCTTTCCAAGGCAATGAACATCCGAGAAACTTATCGACAGCAGCAGGAGTTACACCTTTATACAGATCAAGGTCGATCACATACGCCCCGGAGGGCACTACAACGCCGACCATTGGGGTCTTTGCTTCACCCTTGTATGTCTTCCAGTCGATGCCCTTGCCTACCGCTGGTGACTTGTCAGAGCGTAGAGGGAATATGGTTAATGTCATTCTTCCGCCCCTTTCATCATATCGACCGCTTTGAATTTTCCGTAGCTGATTACCTCTATTTCTATGGCTCGAAACGCCGGCACTCTTCCCGCCAAAATCCACTGGCTGACTGCCGGCGGTGATACGTTCAAAGCACGAGCAAGGCCAGCAGGCCCGCCGAAATACTCTAAGATTTTGTCCATCATTGTTTGACACCTCGTCTTGTTTGGTTTAAGTTAAGCAAACCTTAACACAGAAAAGCGAGAAACTAAAATGTCATTGGAAGCCAAAATTGAAACGCTAACCGCCGCAATTGTTGACCTGACGGACAGGCTAACAGCCATTGAATCCTCACCTGTTGATAGCGCAAAAACAGAAGAGGAGGTGCCAGCCACGCCAGAACAATCAATAACACGCGAAGAGATCCAGAGCATGTGCCTGGCAATCGTGCGAGACGACCGCAACAAAAAAACGGCCATCAAAAAAACGTTAAGCACGTTTGGCGCGACGCTTGTCAAAGACGTTCCGGCTGATAAGTTGGGTGATCTTAAAACCGCATTGGAGGCGCTATAATGTCTGCACATGCGAAATTGTCAGCCAGCGGAGCATCCCGTTGGCTGGCCTGCCCTGGTAGCGTAAGCGCAGAGAAGGGCATGTCAGACCGTAGCAGTTCAGCCGCACATGAGGGAACTTGCGCACATGAGCTTGCAGAAATCGTGCTGGTGAATGGAGGAACGTGTTTTGACTGGGTAGGCAAGACGCTTATCGAAAACAATGAATGGACAGTCGATCAGGAAATGGCAGAGCACGTACAGGAGTACGTCGATTATGTGTTGTCGTTTAAAGGTGAACATGCATACGAACAACGCGTAGATTTTAGCGACTGGATACCAGAAGGGTTCGGAACTTCGGACGCAATTATAATTGACGGCGATACTTTGCACGCTATTGATTTAAAATTCGGCAAAGGGTTGCAGATATTTGCCGAAGAAAACCCGCAAGCAATGCTATACGGCCTTGGGGCGTATAGTGATTATGGAATGATTTATGACATCAAGCGCGTTGTCGTTCACATTGTACAGCCCCGTCTTGACCACATTGATACTTGGGAAATCAGCCTTCCCGACCTTCTCAAGTGGGGGGAATGGGCAAGCCAGCGCGCTGAAATGTGTCTGGAACCTGATGCTGAACGTGTGCCGGGGAATGCACAGTGCTTATGGTGCAAAGCAAAGGCGACCTGCCCAGCATTACAGCAGCACACGCAAAAAGTAATCATGTCGGACTTTGACGAAATTGATAGTCCGACACCAGCACACCTAACAGATGATCAGCTAAAGGCAGCGCTGGATTCTAAAAAACTGATCGTGTCATGGCTGGATGCAGTTGAGCAGCACATTAAAGAGCGCGTAGAGAAGGGCGGCTTCCTAGGCTACAAGCTGGTGGCCGGTAGATCCTTACGCAATTGGGGAGACTCTGAGAAGGCCGCAAAAGCGCTTAAAGATTTGCTAGGCGAGGAAGCATACAAGAAAACGCTGGTAAGCCCTGCCCAAGCGGAAAAGGCCCTGGGCAAAAAAGACGCTGTGAAGATCAAAGACCTGATCGTTAAGCCAGAAGGCAAGCCGACTCTGGCTCCAGAAAGCGACAAGCGCCCTTCGATCACAATAACAGCAGACGATTTTGATTAAGGGCGTTGACATCTTGTTATAGTTAAGTCATTCTTAACTCGCTGAAAGGCAAAACCAAAACTTAAACTGCGAAAAGGTATTATAAAATGTCTAAGATCAAAGCTAAAAACGTACGCTTGTCATTCCCTTCTTTATTCCGCACAGCACAGTTTGGAGATGAAGATACCGGAAAATATGAAGCGACGTTTGTATTCGACAAGGTTGAACACGCCGAAATCATCAAGTCTATCCAGGCTCAGATTAACAAGCTGATGAAGGAAGAGTTAAAAACAAAGCTTGGTGATGACAAACTTTGCCTAAAGGACGGTGATGAAATTGGTCGCCCTGAGTTTGAAGGTAAGATGACACTCAAGGCCAGCACCAAAAAGCGCCCTGTTGTTATTGACCGCGACAAAGCGCCTTTGGCCGAAGCAGACAACAAGCCTTATGCTGGCTGTTACGTGAACATGATTGTTAGCATTTGGCCGCAGAACAACAAATACGGCAAGCGTGTTAACGCCCAGCTTGACGGTGTGCAGTTCTACGCTGATGGGGAACCGTTCGGTGATGCTGGAATCAGCGCCGATGAGTTTGACGAATACGACGCGTTCGATCCTGTTGACGAGTTTTAAAATGGTATAATGTTTGGCCGCCTTAGGGCGGCTTTTCTATTTGTAAAAGGGCTACTCCCTATGCTGATTATAGACACAGAATGTTATAAAATTACTTTCTTGCATCATTCCGCAATATGAAAACCCGCCAGGTCGCCAACGTCGAATTGTATGAAGGCAAACCCCTTAACACTAAACAGCTACGCGCCCTTATGGGCCAGTACACCACGATAAGTTTTAACGGCAACGGGTATGACTTACCTATGCTTGTTGCAGCTATAGAAGGCTATAACAATGAGCAGCTAAAATCTCTTTCAGATAAAATCATTACCAGCGGTGAACCAGTATGGCGAATAATCAGGGACGCTAATTTACACGCGCCAGCCAGTTGGGATCACATTGATATTATGCAGGTAGCGCCAGGCCAAAGCGGCTTGAAGATTTACGGCGGGCGGCTTCATGCAATAAAAATGCAAGACTTGCCAATAGCGCCAAGCCAACGGATAACCCCAGCAGATCGTGATTCCCTCCGAACGTATTGTGCTAATGACCTAGACACAACGGAATTGCTTTACAAAGCGCTTGAAAAACAGATAGACCTTCGCAAAACAATGTCTGACCAATACGGTATGGATCTTCGCAGCAAGTCAGATGCACAAATTGCAGAAACTGTAATCACTTCCGAGCTTCACAATTTGACAGGCAAGACATACAGGTCGCCAAAACTAGAAAAGGGCTATAGCTTCCGGTATCAAGACCCCGGCATAGTAATGTTCAAAAGCCACCAGTTAAACAGCGTATTTGAACGAATTTTAAACACGAATTTCACACTTGCCACAAGTGGCGCTGTAGCAATGCCTGAATGGCTTAAAGCAGAACGCATAGAGTTGGCAGGGGTACGGTATCAAATGGGCATTGGCGGCCTTCACAGCGTGGAGAAATCTCAGCATATTGAGAAAAATGACGACTATTTGCTTTTTGAGTTGGATGTTGCTGCATTTTACCCGAATATCATACTACAGCAGAAACTTGCCCCAAAATCTCTAGGCGAGCCATTCTTAAAAGTTTATGAGTCTATCGTAAACCGACGAATTGCTGCTAAAAGAAAGGGCGACAAGGTGGCCGACGCAACATTAAAGATTGCCATAAACGGCAGCTTTGGGAAGCTCGGAAGCAAGTACAGTGCCCTGTACTCACCAGACCTTTTGATACAAACAACAATCACAGGCCAGCTTGCTCTTTTGATGTTGATCGAAAGAATGGAAGCTGCTGGCATATCCGTAAAGAGCGCGAACACAGATGGTATTGTGATTCACTGCAACAAGTCAAAAGAGCGCGAAATGGAAACCATAGCGTTTGATTGGATGCTGGGAACAACCTATGAACTTGAGCGCACAGACTACCGTTCTATCTCAAGCGCCAATGTGAATAATTATTGCGCTGTGATGGTGAACGGGAAGACAAAGGGAAAGGGTATCTTTGCCCCTGCCAGTTTGCAGAAAAACCCAGACGCCATCATCGTTTCAAAATCTGTGTGTGATTTTTTGGCTACTGGTGCCGACATTGAGCAAACTATAAACCAGTGTAATGAAATGCGAGAGTTCGTAACCGTTCGGCAGGTGCGCGGCGGGGCCATGTATGAGGGTGTCGCCGTTGGCAAGGCGGTGAGGTTTTACCACTCAAAAGCGTTCGCTCTTGGTGCCGGACTAACCTACGCAACCAACGGCAACCGTGTCCCCAAGTCGGCGGGCTGTGTTCCCGTTATGGATCTCGCAGAAGCAGACCTGTCAGATATTGACCGCGACTATTATATAAAGGCGGCCAAAACACTATTAAAGGAAGTTGGCCATGTTGGAACGTAACGTAGAAAAAGCGCTATGCAAGCGCGTGAAAGAATTGGGCGGAATGTGTGAAAAGTTCACATCACCAGGCAGGCGCTCGGTGCCTGATCGTTTGGTCACATTACCGGGTGGTTGCATAATTTTTGTGGAGTTGAAAGCGCCAGGCAAACCAGCAACAGACCTACAACAACGTGATCATAACCGGCGGCGCACCCTTGGCTGTGATGTTCGCGTTATTGATACAGTAGAGGCCGCAAATGCTTTCACGTGATGATTTACACGACTACCAAAACAGGGCTATTGAATTTATAAAGTCAAAGAAACGCTGCGGTCTTTTTCTCGGGCTAGGTATGGGTAAGACAACCGCCAGCCTTACAGCGATGTCGGATGCTTTGGACAGTATGACCGCGGCCAAGGTTCTTGTGATTGCCCCCTTGCGTGTTGCCAATAGCGTATGGGCACAAGAAACAAAACAGTGGACGCACCTTTCTCATTTGCGCGTGTCGGTTTGCACTGGCAACGAGCGCACACGCATGGCAGCTCTACAGCGTGATACAGACATCTACACAATAAACCGAGAAAACGTCCCCTGGCTTGTTAAATTGTATGGCAAAAAATGGCCTTTTGATGCGGTTATTGTTGACGAGTCCAGTAGCTTTAAAAGCCCATCTTCTCAAAGATTCAAGGCTTTAAAACGGGCGCTACCGTTTACTGATTACGTGGTGCTGTTAACGGGTACGCCATCGCCAAACGGCCTTTTGGATTTGTGGTCACAAATGTATCTTGTTGATTTCGGTGAGCGTCTCGGCAAAACGATGACCGGCTATAAACAGAGGTTTTTCGAGTCTGATTATATGGGCTACAAGTTTACGCCTCGCCAAGGTTCCTCAGAAGCCATACACCGCCTTTTGTCTGACAAGGTGTTGAGTATGTCGGCTGAAGATTACCTACAAGTACCAGACCGGATAGACCTTGTGGAGCGTGTCGAGCTGCCGCCAAAAGTCTTTGCACAATACCAGGAGTTTGAGAGAACGCTGCTTGCCGAGTTGGATGATGGGCAAGAAATTGAAGCAATTAGTGCGGCTGTTCTTGCCAATAAATTGTTGCAGTGGTCAAACGGGGCAACGTATACAGATAGCCTTGGCAACTGGTCAGAATTGCACAGCGTAAAGCTCGACGCATTGGCGGATCTTGTCGAACAAAATCCAAGTGAAAATATGCTGGTAGCCTACAACTACAAAACAGACCTTGAACGCTTGCGAGTAAGGTTCCCTGATGCCGTTGTTATGGATAAGCAACAGGAAACTATCGACCGTTGGAACCGGGGAGAAATTCAAATGATGTTGGCACACCCTGCCAGTGCTGGGCATGGGTTGAATTTGCAAAAAGGAGGGTCAATGTTGGTTTGGTTTGGCCTGAATTGGTCGCTAGAGCTTTATCAGCAGTTCAACGGCAGGCTACACCGCCAAGGGCAGACTAGGCCCGTTCGTGTTGTCCACATGGTTGCGTCTGGTTGCATGGATGAGCGGGTCATTGACGCGTTGAATAAAAAAGGAGAAACCCAAAACGCGCTACTTTTTGCGTTAAAACCAAAGCAAAAGTGTTTACAATAACGCACTACTGGTTTATTGTTAACGCACGAATAACGAAAAGGCGAAGTGAGATGAGTATACGCGAAGAGATGGAACATTGGGTAAATGACGAAGGATTGGACACTTACATTGTTCGTGCCAACAAATGGGGTAGAACATATAAGCCTCTCACTGAATGGCTGACCTACAACGCCATTGAATGGTCTGAGTTTTAGTAACCAGCCACTCGCTTGGAAGCATTCGCTTCCAGGCTCTTTAATTTGGAGATAGTTCATGCAAGGTTTTATTGATCAGGGCATTCGGTTGCCTACTTCAGCAGATGCCGATCCAGAGGAACAGGTACTGTGGTCTTGGTTTGACGGTGAAACCGATCGAATAATCAAAGCCCATTACAATCAGGTTGAATGCGGTCCACGATGGGCTGCTTTGAATAATTTGATTACCTTGGCAACATTGCACAAAGCTTCTGCTCAACAAGTGTTTACGCAGGTAAAGAATCACCTGCTAAAGCAAAACGAGAAGAGCATGACTGGTTTTGGCTGTGCTTACCGTGGGAGTAACGGCTTGCAATGTGCTGCTGGCTGTCTCATGAGCGATGAGGAAGCCAACAAATTTACGGAAAGTAAGTCTTGGCACGTGCTTATTCAAGATGACCAAGTACCACAAAAACATAAGGAACTGATCCAGGATCTTCAGGATATTCATGACGGTGAACGTCCTGAAGAATGGACTGAGAGCCTGCAACGCTTGGCTTTCGACGAAGGCCTTAACTACTGAAACTACTTGCTTACGCTCAAGAGATGAATCGACAGGCACTCAGCCTGCCTTCATCCTTTGGAGTATTCCTATGCCACGCGAAACTGTCCCACTGGAAAACAGATACCACATCACCGTCTTCGATGAGAGTGGTGCAAAACTACCAATCGACAACATGACCCGGCAAGAGTTCGATGACTTCCGGCATGGTCATCACTCAGATGACCTCGATTATGTATACGAATACAGCCGTATGCGTACCAAGTGACTAACTGACACCCTTCGGGGTGTCTTTGTTTTTGTAATACGTATGAACCTCGTGTAATGTGCCTACCTTTACTAATGCTACACAACACAAGGCGCCTATAAGCTATTGAATAAATTACAAACTTTATATTTGTCTACCCTACTGATTGCTTACGCCTGTGTCATGGTTCCTAAAGGAGAAAACCATGACTTACTGCCTGACACTTTCCTACGCCTGCCCTGTCTGTGGGTACAGTTGGGAAGACTCAATTAGCTATACACATGCTCTGTCTGCGGGTGACTGCCAGTGTCCGAATTGCGAAGAGCCTGTTAGTGCGGTAGTTAACCGCTAGAAACGGTACTTGCTCACGCTCAAGAAACGTAACAATAAACTATTCTCTTTCGCTTACAGATGCCCAATTCTGGGTGTCTGTCCTATTACTTTGGAGTTTTATTATGGGTTTTGAAAAGACCTCTACCGCTAATAATGTTGAACCTTTTGCCCGCCCACAGGCTGCTCCTGCTGGTCAGAACACCCGTCGTCCAAGTGCCGATGCCTATGTCAATGCTTCATTGGCTACCCGTGATGGTGGTAAGTACAAGCTAGGTGCTTTCGCCCTAAATGCGGATAAACCAATGGACAAGCAACTACTGGATCATATCGTGGATGCTGACGACATGGATGATGTCCTTGAGCAACTGAGGAACCGCCTAGTGCTGGACTTCAAACGTGCCGATGGAAACAACGGCCGTGAACTAGATCTGGGTTAATCCCGTTGAGTTACCGACCTAAAAACAGGCTGCCTACTGGTGGCCTGTTTTGTTTTTACATCCCTGTAAGGATTGATCTATGCCTATGAACTCTATGCAAATAGCCTATAAAACCAAGCCTACAACCATTGGTGAACTTCGTAATTACCTAGATTTGTTGGAATCCGTTTGGGATGAACAAGATGATAAATATCTGGGTACCTTCGCTAACCAAACGCTGTACTTGGAGACACCAGAAGGCATGGGCCAAGCCCGGTACCAATACAACGCTGAATTCGGCTTGGTTGCCATACTCAAGGAGATGTGAACCATGCCTAGTCACATGCTTCCGCACGACATACAACTTACCAACGAGTACACGTACTCGCGTAAGTTTATCGATCAGTACATCGACAAGGAGATACGTGAGAACCCGGCAATGGAGTTGAAGGTTATTGAGGGCGTCAGGCTGCTGGAGGACTGGACTAACCAGACCTTCAGCTACAAGTCGAAGAACGATCGTGTTGCTCAGCTTGTGGGCATCGATCTGGAGCAACTAGTGAGATCCCTGTTCATTGGTGTGGCTTACTGCCAGACCCCTGAGCTGTTCACCAGTGTCACGGCTCAGTTGG